TATCTGCAGGAACAAGTGATGGTACTGCATGGGCTCATCATCCTTGGATGTCTGGGTGGACTGCTGCACCAAAAACATTGGTAGCAGGAGATATTGTTTGTCTTAAATGTGGAAGTGTCTGGTATGATACTATTACTCCGACTGTATCTGGTACTGTAGGAAATGTTATAATGACTACATCCTATGATACTGGAGATCAACCTAAGATATCAGGATTTACTACTATTACTGGTTGGTCAACTTATAGTACTTCGGTTAAATATAAAGATATAGCATGTGATGGAAATGTTTGTAATCTTGTTACAGTAAATGGTATAAATACTGGAATGGGTAGATATCCGCATACTGGCTGGAATACATATGAAACTCATTCTGATAATGTTTCTATAACAGATTCATCATTGACAGGATCTCCAAATTGGACTGGTGCTGAATTGGTAATGAGAAGAAGTAAGTGGATGACAGATAGGAGTCTTATTACTAACCATACTACTAATACAATAACATTTACAGCAGTGTCAAGTTGGGGGCCAACAGATAATTATGGGTATTTTTTTCAGAACAGTCTTCAAACACTTTCTACAGGAACTCCAGTGTTAGGAGAATGGTATTATAATGGAAGTAGGTTCTATATGTATTTTGGTGTAGGTGTAGATGAGACATCATATACAGTTAAGGTTACTACAAGAAATAGATTCTTATATATAAGTAGTAAAAACTATCTTACATTCGATAATATATGTTTTGAAGGATCAAATACATCTGCTATAGAGAATAGGAATGGTCAAAATATAATCATACAAAACTGTAGTTTTTATTTTCTTGGCACCTCTGCTATATATATAGATAATGATTATTCATCCAATGCATCAATGACGGTAGATAATAATCTTGTTGATACAAGTAATTGTAATGCATTTCAATTCTTAGGTTCTACCAATACAGTCTGGATTAAAAATAATACCATATCGAATATTGGATTGATAATTGGTTCAGCATATCTTTCTACAGATACGGTAGATGAAGTTGATTATATATATGATGGTATAACTATATCAGGTACTAATAGTATTATTGAATATAATACTTTATCTAATATAGGTCATTCAGGAATACGTATGACTAATGGGAATAATATTATTGCAAGATATAATTACATAACAAACTGGGGAACTAATAGATATGATAGTGGTGGAATATATACTTATGGTGGACTTACTGCTACGAGAACGATATATAAAAACATATGTGTAAATAGTAATCAAACGGTAAGTGGAGTAAGTATAGATGGTCCTAACACTCTTTCAATACATGGGATTTATATAGATAATGATGTTACTAATTGTAATATTAGTTATAATATATGTGCTAATTGTTATAGTGCTGGTATAGATGTTACCTGCTCAGGACATAATAATATTCAACATAATACTTGTTATAATAATAATAATCAATTAAGATTTTGGTATGGTGGTTATGGTCAACCTATAACAGCAACTAATGTTGATCATAATATATTTTTTTCAAAAGAATCAACCCAATTAGCATTTTATTATGCTGATGGTACAGGTGGATTTCTTTCTGTTGGAACCTTAGATTATAATTATTATGCTCGTCCGATTGATGATTATCCAGGTGTTGATGCCGATACTATACGAACATATGATAATCCAGTAACAATAAATTACACGCTTTCTGAATGGAAAACGTATTCCAGTCAAGATTCTAATTCAAATAAAGCACCTGTACAAGTTACTGATACAACTAATGAATTACATTTCATTTATAATGAAACAGGTGCCAATAAATACTATATATTATCGGCACCTATGGTTGATGTTGCAAATACTCCATATTCAGGAACTATTACTTTAGCTCCATGGGGTTCTTTAATACTACTTGGATTAGGAACTGTAACTCTAACTGGTTTACCTGGTGGAATAAGTATAGTTATAGTTAGACCACATATACATGCTTGGTATCCATTTCCTACAGTAACAATAGGATCGCAGGTCTGGATGGCTAGAAACTGGGATTGGAAGACAGGGACATTCCCCTCTGGAGATGAAGATAATGTAAATGATTATGGGGGATTATATACATGGGATCAGGCTAATGCTATTGCAACTGCAAATCCTGGATGGCATCTTCCAACTACAGGAGATCTCAGTATATTGATTACACTTTATGGTGGTTTCTCTATAGTAGGAGGACATATGAAAACTATAGGTACAACTTATTGGGATGCACCTAATCTTGGTGCTGATAACTCAAGTGGTTTTGGTGCAAGAGGATCAGGAAGTAATGAATCAAATTTTAGGACTGACTTTTTATTTTGGGGTACTAGTACAGGTGTAACTACAGCTTGGGCAACTTTGTTAACAAAAGATAGTGAGGCATTAACTACTACTACACATTTGAAAACAGATAGAGCATCGGTTAGACTTATAAAGGACTAAGATTATGAATGTAAATTATTTAAGTGTCAGAACTAATAAGCAACTTAAAATACTTGGAAATCAAGATGAAAAACCAAGTAGTGCTTCAACAGCAAATAGAAGAGCAGTTCAATATACTTTTACAGAAGATGGAGATATTATAAGTATATCCATGTATCATACTGCTGTGGCAGGAAGGTTATTATATGCTATATATTCAGATGTTGCAGGTGTAGCAACAACTCTACTAGGTGTTACTGATATTACTGATTCTATAGTTGCTGCAGGTTTTCAAACAGTAAATTTATTAACTCCAGTTTCAGTTGTTAATGGACAAACTATTTGGATTGCTTTTGTATATGAGAATACTACTGGTTTTAAATATGAAGCAGTTGCTCCAACAAGAGTAACTACTACCGCAGTATTTGCAGATGGTATGCCAACTAGTTTTGGTGCTGGAACATATGCTAATGGACAATATTCGATTTATTGCACTTATTGGGCAAATGCTTAAATTATGGCAACTTATTATGTAAAAAACGGAGGCAATGATAGTGCATCAGGCTTAGATGATACTAATGCTTGGGCGCACCATCCATGGATGATAGGTTGGACTGGTTCAACTGTTCTTGCAGCTGGAGATACAGTCTGTTTAAAATGTGGTGATAGTTGGTCATTTGCTTCTCCTGCAACACATGCTGTAATTGTTGGTCAGGATGGTACTGCTGGAAATCATATTGTTACAACTTCATATAGTACTGGAAATAAACCATTGGTAGAAATCACAGGCACAACTACTAAGATGGTTATATATGCATCTACAAAAGCATATATTACATTTGATAATATAGAAGTAAAGAGTTCTGATTATCATCACGGAGATGATGGAGGTACTAGTTACTATGGTTTTTATTGTATTAATTATTGTCATGATTGGTTAATTACTAATTGTGAGGTACATAATATATCTTATTGTGGAATTTATTTTGGGTATGGTGCTTATAATATTGTGATAGGAGATATAACAAAAACAACAACTGCAACACCTTTACTTTATAGTAATGAAATATATGATTGTGGGTGGGCAGGTATTTTTGTTATTGGTAATGATTCTGTAACACTTAGGACAGATGCTTATGTTTATTATAATTATATCCATGATCTAAGAAGTTATAGTACTACATTTGAAGCTCTTGCTTATGGAATTAGTTTTACAACATCAACCACTTGTGGAGTTCCAGATTATTGTTATGCTAGATATAACTATATTTCAGATATTCCTACATGGACAGGATTAGATACCCATGGTGGTGCACATATATATTTTACAGACAACTATCTTTATAATTGTCAGTTATTTTTTGGGTGCCAGGAACAACAGGGGCAGGTACAATTCAATAGACTTGATAATTTATACATAGAAAGAAATATATGTGAGCAACCACAAGATTTTTGGTATACAACTCAATGTTATTGGATGCATTTAAATGGGTATGAGGTGGATGATCCAGCAACAAATATTTATGTAAGAGATAACCAATTTTTTTATACGTCTAGGCCACTAACAGAACATACTGCTGATTTCTGTATAAAAGTAAATGAATGTGATGGAGTAATTATTGAAAATAATAAAATATACAATGGCCCTATTTCTGATTGTTCCGGAGGAATTATATTAAGTGGAGATGGGAATAAAAATGTTATTATTCGTAATAATTATATAGAGGGATGGCATGAGGCAATTTCTTATTCTCCTGCATCAATAATTGGAGATATTTATATCTATGGAAATATCATAACTACAGAAGATAAAGGTATCTGGAGTCAGATAACTGGAACACTTGGTGGTAATATATATATTTATAATAATGTAATTCTACTTGAAGATTCAGGAAGTTATATAGAACCTGTAAAATTTTCAACTATGACTATTCCTGTAGGTTGTACTATTAAGGTAAAGAATAATATTATAGGATTTTTAACATCAGTAAATCAAACTTATATATTAGCTCCAGTATCAATATTAGGTACATTTGAGTGTGATTATAATCTTTATTGGAATAGCTCTGCACCTAGTCCTTATTATTCAGGTGGAATAAGTAAGACATGGGCACAGTGGAATGTATTAGGATATGACACACATGGGTTTAATAATACAGATCCTTTATTTTCTAATGGTAGTGGGGATTATTCTGCAGATACAGATTTTACATTAAAATCAGGTTCTCCAGGTAAATTTGCTGGAATAAATGTAGGATTAGCTACAGACTATTTTGGAGTTACATGGAATACTGTTCCTTCTATTGGAGTATATGAATATGATGAATTATGTATATATATGAGTAGATTATGTAAATATAGTGTTGTATAAATTTGGAAATTTGGAAAATACTTTTTAACTTTGCAGAAATTTAAATTACAGTATTATGGGAGAAGCAAAAATTTATATGCCTGAAGTAGGAGTTCATAATAGAGATCTGGATGTATCTACAGAGAGACTTGAGAATAGTAGAACTTATAAGGATCTATCTACTATAATAATCTGTCCTACCAGAGGATTAATACCAGCAAGAATAGTCCAATCCTGGATGGGTTTAATGCGTCCTATGAACCAAAAAGTTATTGGACCACTATTTGCGTCTGGGATGGAAGTTGGAGCTGCTTATTGTAGTATGATAGAAATGATACTGGCTAATCCAGAATTAAGCAAGTGGAAGTATATTCTAACTATTGAGGAAGATAACGCTCCTCCGGCAGATGGATTATTAAAACTTTATGAAAGTATGGATAAGTATGATGTAGTACAAGGTCTTTACTGGACTAAAGGAGAAGGAGGTCAGCCTATGATTTATGGAAATCCACAGGTATTTCCTAAGAACTTTATCCCGCAAAAACCTATACCAGAGACAGTTATGGAGTGTAACGGTCTTGGGATGGGATTTAATTTATTTAAAATAGATATTTTTAAGAATCTTAAATTACCTAAACCCTGGTTTAAAACAGTGCAGGAAGTTGTGAATGGTGGGGCAAGAGCCTATACTCAGGATTTATTTTTCTTTGAGGAAGCTGCTAAACATGGGTATCGCTTTGCCTGTGACACAAGGGTAAAGGTAGGCCACCTGGATTACCAAAACGACATCATGTGGTAGTATGGGAAAATATAAAAGTCAACAAGCTATTCTTAATAATAGACTTAGGGCTAAAAACTGGAGAGAGGAAAATCCAGAACGATTTAAGCAATCTAAAAAAGATTGGTATGAGAAACATAAGGATAAGATATGTGAAAAAGAAAGACATAGAAGTAGATTTAAACTATATGGTATTACAGAAGAGGATTATGAAAACATGTTAATAGAACATTCTTATAAATGTGCAATATGTGGAATACATCAAATTGATTTAGAGAAAAGTTTAAGTGTTGATCATGATCACAAAGATGATAAGATAAGAGGTCTATTATGTGCAGGATGTAACTTTTTAGTTGGAAGAATTGAAGATTTGGGATTAGAATCTCTACTAAGATATTTTAAAAAATATAATATAAAATGAATATAGTAAAAATCCAGAAAGGTAATCCTTATAGTGCCACAATAACAATTACAACCTCTGAAGGTGAACCTTATGACCTGACTGAGAAGACAGTATATTTTACTATGAAAAGAGTAAATGACTATACTGTTGATATTACTGATGCTACTGCTATAATAAGGAGTACTTGTACAAATACAGCTCCTTTTACTAACGGAATAGCCACTCTTAATTTGTCTGCTACTGAAACAAAGACATCAAATGTAAGTGGTGCTGATATTACATTAGGAGAATATAAAGCTGATTTTAGAGTTTATGAAGCTGGAGTAACACAAGCTAACTCTGAATCATTTAAAGTTCTAATTACAGATATAGTAACCCGTAGACCTGCTTAATCCCATGGACCTAATTAACATAGATATACAAGACCATATATTTGAACTTCGCTTTGATCCCGGAGGTGGTGGAGGAGGTGGTGGAGTAGCCATACAAGGATCTGGTACTTCAGTACAGGATGCTGGTACAGTATACTTTAGTAATTCAAACAGTATAAGTTTTGGATTAAATAATAGTACTATGACTGCCAGGTTCTCTCAGAGTACACATAGTCATGCTACTTACGCAGAGATAACTCATACTCATGGAAGTATTTATACTGAAGGTATTGTAGGATCAGTAATTACTAATTCTTCTGATAGTTCAGGATTAACCTTGGGTATGCCTGCCTGGATAACTACTGCAGCTATGGGAGCTTCTTGGGAATTAGAGGGAGCTAATACAGCGGGGACTACATCATCTTCTTTTGAGAGAGTTTATTTCAGCGGGGGTAATAATATAACTTTATCCGGTAATGACAATACTATTGTGTTTAGTGTAGGTGCTGTACCAGGACAGACTATTCAAACAGAGAATATAGTATATATTAATGGTAGTACAGGATCAATATCCTTTGCTACTGCTTCAAGTCTATCATCTAGTGTTAATGGTTCTACTATATCATTTGGTCTTGCTTCAGATATTTCATCTGCCTGGTCAGGACAGACTACTGCTAATCAGAGCAGGGTTGTTCAGATTAACGGATCGTCAGGAAATATATCTTTCAATGCAGGAACATTTTTATCTCTGTCTGCAAATGCATCTGGATTAACTTATTATGTTACTGATACATCTGCAATAACATCTGCTGCATTCCCTTCAGCCAATACAACCAAGTTCGCTGGTACTGGTACAACTATTACCGGTGGTACAATGACTCTTGACTCTGTTGGACTTGCTCTTAATATACCGCAGGGATCATTATATTTTAATGATGGATCAGGTATATCATGGGGATCATCAGTTGATGGTACGTCTACAACAATAACGGGAAGTGTGGTTACATCTGCACTTACGGGAAGTTTAATGCCGCTTGCTTATAGTTCAGGATTTCAAACTTCAACACTTGCAAGCACATTTGTACAGACAGCAAACAGTAGTTTGTTCCAGCATATATCTGCTACATCTGTAGTAACTTCTGCAGCTTTTCCTTCTGCTGATACTACAAAATTTGCAGGTCCTGGATTTACAACAACTGCTACTGCAGGAACAGCACTTGTAGGAACACTCAATTCTTCAGGTCTGTTAGTTGGAGTACCTGCCTATATAACTACCTATGCTGCAGGAGGGGGATCAATAAATTTCTCGGTTACTGGGGGATCAGCAGATCTTGATGCAGTAATGTTTGGTAGTGGTAGTGGATTAATTTGGGGACTTGCTGGAAGTACTATAACTGGTAGTCTTGATACCACATATATTGCTGGTACCTTCATGGATAAATCCTATAGTAGTGGATTTCAAACTGCAACATTAGCTGGTACTTTTATGGATAAATCTTACAGTTCAGGCTTTCAGACAGCTACATTAAGTGGTACATTTTTCCAGACAGCAAGTAGCAGTTTGCTTGCAGGAGTGAGTCATAGTCATGGGAATCCATCTTTAAGTCTTGTTGATATTAGTGGTGCTACAGCTAGTGCATCTAATGGACTAACATTATCATTGACAGGTTATCCGGCAGGGACACTATCATTTATAAATAGCAATGGAGTATCATTTGGTAGTTCTTCAGATGGAAGTACTACATCTGTATCAGCAAGTGTAGAAACTGCTTATATACCATTAGCAAATAGTACCAAGTTTGAGAGTGCTTCATCATTGTCAAATTTCTTTCATCCTGATTATGGGTTTGTGCCAATAGGAGCTTATGGGCAAGGATCAATATCTATAAAACATATGTACGTTCCATTTCCTGTGACTGCCTCAGCATTCAGGATTGGAGGATCATTGTCCGGGGTAACACTTAATTCTTCAGGAGCTTCATCAGCCAATTCTGCCAATATGTCTTTGTATGTTGCAGTGTATACAAGGAATAGTCAGAGTCTATCAAGGGCTTCATATACCAGTGCAAATAATGCATTCACCTGGGCGAACTCCGGATCGTCAACTGCAAATACATCTATTGATGGATTAAGGCAACTTACTGCAGCACTTGGTATAAATATGTCTCAGGGTGAGTACTGGGTAGCGGTTGCTATAAGCAAAGCAACTACGTTGGCTGATGCATTATTTACGATATATGGTGCTGATACAGATGCTGGTGGTATAATAGATGCTCCTACCTTAGCATTGATCGGTGTAGGAACTGTAGCAAGCAGGCCGGTAATACTGTACCAAGGTATCCATACTGCTACAACGAATGCTACCCTTCCTACGGTTATAAGCAAGGCATATATCAATTGGACAAGTGCAGGCAATGTAAGAATTGCTAACTTCTGGAATGAATTTTATAATATTACTTATTAAAATGAGTGTATCAGCTATAAGTATCAAACCTGGACAATTTAAAGTAGGATCAATGTCGAGTTATCCTGCCTGTCTTGCTGATGCTAATCACTGGTGGTATGATGCGACTGATCTTGCAACAATAACAAAAGACGGTAGTGATTTTGTTTCAGCATGGAATGCAAAAGGTGGCGCAGCGGCAGCAGCTAAAAATTATGCTCAGGCAACAGGAACTAATCAGCCGTTATGGGTTACTCCCGGAACCATAAGATTTGATGGTATAGATAATTTTATGCAAACCGGAGTATTTACGTGGAACCAACCGTGTAAGATATACGCATTGATAAAACATATAACATGGACAGCAGGAGATGTATTTTGGTCAAGTAATACTTGGGGAACCGAAGGGTTAAGACAGTATACATCAACGCCAAGAATATATATGGCCGCATATAATATGTACACAGATAAATTAGTTGTAAATACCTGGTCTATTGTAAGATATTTAAATTATGGAGCCGATAGTATTTTGCAGGTAAATAATGAAATTGCTACAAACGGACAAAATTACTACGCTAATTTTGCCGGGATGACTCTTGGAAGGAGAGGACAATATGCTGATTCTTATAGTTATATTGAAGTTCATACTATTGTCTGCGTAAATACTACTGATGCAGCAAATGAAACTGAAATATATAATTGGTTAGTAACAAGATTACCATGACAGAGATAGCAATTTTTGACGATAAGACCAAAGCACAGATGTATGCTGATTTAATTCATACCTGGTTGATAAAGAATAGACCTGGATATAATGCAGAGAAATGGTGTAATATAGATTTAAGAAAGTCAGATAAGGCAGTAGAATACTATGTTAAAGTACCACCTGATTATGAGATACTTAATGGAAAGATTGCATTATCTGCAGAGAAGTTGGAAGTATCAAAGGATGCAATAAGAGTAGTAAGTAAACTTCCTGACGATTGGAAGACAGTGGAAGGAATGATTGGAGAATAATATAATTAAATTACAGTAAGATGGCAAAGAAGTTAATTAATGAAAAGCGTTTGAATTTAGCATGTGGTCAGAGTAAAGTTGAAGGTTACTTCGGGATAGATATAGTAAAAACTGATACAGCTGATTTTGCTCTGGATCTTGAATGTTTTCCTTGGGATATTGAAACTGGATCTGCAAATGAAATTATTTGCAGTCATTATGTGGAACATACACCAGAGGAAACTTATAGTAAGAGAATTCTAAAAGCTATTAAAGAAGCCAAAAATTTTGATCATTTCAAGATGCTGGCAGATTCAATAGATGTGAATGCACCTTCAGATGGACTTATCCTTTTCATGGATGAAGTATATCGGATCTTAACTGATAGTTATACTGATGAGAAGGGAGATACCCATGGTGGAATAATTAAAGTTATAGCTCCTTATTACTCATCAATGAGATGTTGGCAGGATCCAACTCACAGAAGGGCTATAAGTGAAGTAACTTTTATGTACTTCAATAAGCAGTGGAGGGAAATAAATAGGTTGGATCATTATGGAATTAAAGCAGACTTTGATTTTGTATATGGATATGATATGGACTCACAAATAGCAAGTCGTAATCAGGAGTTTAGAGATTTTGCTATAAAGCATTATATTAATGTAATAAATGATATACAAGTAACTCTGACTAAGAGAGTTACACCAGACTCTATTAAAAAATAGTAGTTCGTCTACCAGGAGTTGTTAGAAGGAAATTTTGAATTGTAAATATAATTATATAATTTTGTAACCTTAAATATGTAAATAGATGTCAACAAATACTGCTTATAGAAAAAATCAGGAGGGAATCCCAAACCAATCAGCTATAAATAAAATTGATGAACAAGCTGTTGATGGGCTTCTTGGTACATCCAATTCTCTTGCTTATAAAGTGTCAGGAATTGAACGTCATTTTCATAATTCTGAACAAGTGTTGGGAAATAACGTAAATTTTATGGGTGCTGATATCCCCATTGCCTTTACTGTAACAGGCGGGGATAATGCATGGGGAACTGAACTAATGATACATGGTGGAGATGTTATTGAGTCTGGTAGTACTACTAAGAAAATGGATATGAATACTCTATACGTTGTTAGTACAACTGCTGCCAATCAAATTAGTATATTAGAGTTTTTATATGGTACTGCAGGAACTGCAATAACTGCAATTACTTTAACAGATGCAACTGACTTATTTACTAAGGCTAATCATGGTCTTGTAAATGGAGATAAAATTATCGTTAATAGTGTTGTTACTACAACAGGATTAACATCTTACACTGTATATTATATAATAGCGGTGGCTGGAGCTGACTTCCAGGTATCCTTGACAAGTGGTGGTGGAGCTGTTGTACTTGGAGGTGGAAATGGTACTGCCAGTATTAGTAAATTAACACAGACTAATTTAACTAAAACGGTTATATGTGCAGCTACTGCAAATGTTGATGCCGTACCAATAAAATTAACATGTCCTAGAGTTACATGTAATAATAGAATATTTGTACGTGCTAAATCAGAAACAGGACAAACAGTAGGAATTGGATTTCTAATTGGATTGCATACTTATGATGCTTAACCTTAAAAACACAAGATATGACTGGCTATGACAATAAAGAATTAACTATATCTTTGGAAAAGCATTATGATAAAGCTATTGCAGATCTTGAAAAGTTAATGCTGTCAAAGTTTGAGGCTATACGTGAGGCAATATTAAAATCAGACAAGTATGCCGAATATAGAGATAATAAGCAAAATGAATTTCGTAAAACACTTGATGATCAGAATGAGACATTTTCACGTAAAACAGATTTGGAAAACCTTGAAAAGCAATTTGATATTTGGATGTCTGGAACCAGACAGGTGGCAGAAGCTAATTTTAATGTTGCAATGTGTGACATTCGTAAACTTGAAAAGGAACTAGGTACATTAAAAGATACGAGGGAAGGTAGTACAGCCGTCTGGCCCTGGGTTATAACAATTATATCTGCATTGATTATGGTTTTAACAATAATATACAATATAGTTAAATGAGTTTATTAAATAATTTTTGTAATGCATTATAGTAACTTTACTTTTTAAATTAATATAAAAACATAATGGAAACATTTCAAATATCAAATATAGGTAAGAAGACAAATAAAAGATGGAAGTTCTGGAGCAAGTTTCTTACTCGTACACTTCCTATATATGCAGGAGCAGCAGTAGTATTGCCCATATCGGAATTAGTAAAAATCTGGATTATATTTGCACAGACAGTAATAGTTGCTACTATTAGTGCCTTATCTGAGTTAACAATAGATAATAGTAAATAAATTAATTTAATTATGGCAAAGAAGGCAGAAAAGTTAAGTAAGGAGTATCTTGAAGCAAAATTAAAAGATTTAGAAGATCAGAGAATTAAAATTGAGGACAGAATAGAACAGTATTCTCAAATGTGGCAGAAATTAACTGGAGCTATAGAGGTCACCAGTGATATGTTGAATGAATTAACAAAGGAATCACATGAAAGTTCTGGAGTGGTTGAAGAAAAATAGTAAGTATGTCATCCTGGCAATAGTAGTTGTAGTAACTATCTCCTGGATATCATTCAGGGAGTTACGCATATCAAAGCAAACTAAGAAGATTGCTGAACTTGAGTTGAGTAATAGTACACTTGAACTTGCAAACAAAGATCTTGATATACAACTTAAGGGACTACAACTAGGATATGATAGTATAAGGAAGAATAATGATTATCTTAAAACTGCTCTAAGATATAAGCAGAAAGAGTTTGATGCACTTGTTGAGAAACATAAGAAAGTTATAGATAGTCTTACCAATATTCCTCCTGATACTGTTTACAGGAATCTTGGAGAATTGTATCCTAACTTTGATAACTTACCTTTGGCATATCCATTTAGTTCTTCTCAGATTGTTCCTATGTATAAAACTATAGTTTCATATCCTCTTCTATTAGAAGAGTATGAACTACAGGGACTTGCATTTAAAACTTGTCTCGACCTTACCTCAGGGTATGAGTCTGGCATAGCAAATCTTAATAGTCAGATCAGTAATTTGCAAAGCCAGGTAAGTAACTATGATTCTCAGGTGAATAACTACAAGAGAGAAATTACCCTTATTAATAGAAAGGTAAGCAGACGAGGATTCTGGAATAAATTACTAATAACTACAACGGCTATTGCAACTGGAGTTGCTATATTAAAGTAATATGAAAACAACCAGCCTGAATGAACTAACCTACGAGTTATGGGAACTCCGTAGGGCATATATTAAAGATACTGATCCTCTGGATATCAGACTACTCGTAGATTGGATTCAGTCAAAAAGAACTATGCTTTTGAAAGAGAAGTTTGGTCAACCTTTTGCAAGTATAGATGATCATTATGTACAGGATCTTGGCAGTATAACTATGATGAAAGAACTAACTAATATATCAGGTCTAAACAACTATGATCATATGTGGAGAACTTCTATTGAGATACCTCATGTAATTGAGAGTAAAGAAGGTTCAGGTACTTTTACCAGGATTGGACCATCTGATAGAATGTCAGACCATTTTCAAGTTGTTCCATATAAGAAAGCATATATGTTAGGATATGGTAAATTCAATTATAATACTATCTATGCATTTGCACTTGGTAATTATGTATATCTTCATAGTAATGGTGGTCTGCATTTTACAGTTAAATATCTTAACATACGTGGAGTGTTCCAGGATGCTGTAGCTGCTGCAAGGATAGCTAATCCTTCCTGGGATTATAATGATGACTATCCTATTAATAAAGAGATTATAGACCAGATGAAAGCTCTTATAGTAAATGAAAAATTTGGATTAACTTTAGTCCAGGCACATGATAAGATAGACGATAAAGATGATAACCCAGAAGGAAATATTAACATACCCAAGGGGCAAGGGTAAGATAATAGTTGATTATAAGTTTGGTGATATCTATAAATTTTATAAAGAACTTTATAAGGATAAGGCTTTACCTAAAAAGAAGGTCTGGGAAATTTACAAAAGATTATTTCCAGCTATAGCAAAATTAATAGTATTTGAAAATTTTGATTATAGGATGCCAGTAAGACTTGGATATCTGAGAGTTAAAAAGAAGAAGATTGATATTAAGTTAGATAAGAATGGCAATGTAGATACCAGAAGATTCTCAGTAGATTGGAAAAAGACTAAGAAGTACTGGAAAGAATTGTATCCGGATAAGACAGCTGCAGAAATTAGTAAGATAGATAACAAGCCTGTCGTAAGAGAATTGAATGAGGATACAGATGGGTACCGTATGGTTTGGTTTTGGGATAAGACTACCTGTAATTTAAAAAATCAAACTGCGTACTATCTTGATATGACAAGGACTAATGATCAGATTTTAAGTAATGGAATAAAATATAATAATTTAAACTTCTATACATAATGTTATCAGGAAGAACAGTATCAGTAGATATGCTGATAGAACAACTCCACCAGGATTTTGGATTTGAAAATCTGAATAAGCCAGAGATAGTAGAATGGGTCTGGAGATCTATGGCTATAATAGGAACTCCATATCCATACGAGGATAAAACTAAAGAATTAACTATAGTAGATTTCAGGTCTGCTCTTCCAATAAATCTATATAGTATTGGAATGGTAAGGGAGCAAACTACAGGAATTCCTCTCAGGGAAATGACTGATATGTTTAATAAGTTTGGGGATACTGCCTGGGAAGGAGTTACAGAAATTATAGCTGACTACGATCCTGCATATCCTTACGTTAGTCTTACTGAAGATACGGTAGATCATTATGATACCATAGTTGGTCCTGATGCATCTTCTGAATACTATACTTATAAGACCCAGGGAAATTTTATGTTCTTTGGTATGGAGACCGGAACTGTAGAGTTGCAATATAAGGCTATACCTATAGATATAGTTACAGGGATGCCAACACTTCCTGATAATGCAGTCTATCTTAGAGGAATTGAAGAATTCATTGCAGAAAAATTAGCTTTAAGAATGTTATTAAAGGATCAGATATCTGAGCGAAAGTATGACATAATTGCAAAAAATTACTACTTCGATGTAGGAGCTGCTCAGGGTGTTTGTATGAGACCTGATCCATCCCGTATGGAAACTCTTATTAATAGATGGAAATCAACTTATCTTGGTCCAGAGCATTTTGATACAGGAATGATGTATCTAGGTTCAAGAGAATAATATAGTGAAGCTATGCAAATGAATGAGCATGCCTGTACCTTTAAGGGAGGAATGAATAAAGATCTTTCAGTAAATGACTATCCTAATACAGTATACTTTGATGCAAAAAATCTAAGGGTTATTACAGATAGTTCTGATGGGTTATCGTCTTCATCTATGGTAACTCCCAAAGGCAACTATGCTTCCTTTACTCTCCCATCAGATCCTAATCATGCAACATACAATATGTTAATGCTGGGATTTACAGTGCTTAGAGATTATCTTATTATATTAGCCCATGATGAGTTTGATGGACCAGATCCTGATAGGATATATAAGATAGCACTTACATCTATAACCACAGCTACTAACATTATAATGACGGATGTTTACTTCCATCTTGGAGGTAATCTTATATATAAAGCAGATCTTAATTTCAATGTTAATAATCCTATAAAGGTAGTATGCAATTATGAAAATGAAGATGTACAGAAGATCTACTGGGTTGATGGATTAAATACATTAAAACATATTAATACTATTTATAATGCAGAATCTAATGATCTTATAACATTAGATCCTGAGCTTCTTGAGATATTACCTAATCATACATACGGAACTTATACCCTTACTGAATCAGCAGGAGGTCATCTTAAAGCAGGGCGTATACAATACTCCTACCAACTCTATTCTATCTCTGGCACAGAGACTATGTTTGCTCCTCCTAGTAATTTATATAACCTTACAAATTCTATCGCATCTGATGGTATAACCTTCATAGGAAATGAAATAGAGACCGAGATTAATAAATCTATAATAATTCAATTAACATTTGCTTCTGCTGCTGCTAATACCTTCGATAGAATAAGACTGATAGCTTTAGAATATGAAATATATAATGATGTACCTACGGTAAGAGTTGTGGCAGAACAACCTATGAGCACAATAGTTAATTTTGTTGATTATGGAAATACTATAGGTACATTAACTCTTGAAGAGTTTCAGGTAATAAGAAATGATCTAATCCCTGCAAGTATAGATGTAAAAGGAAATTATTTATTTGCTGCAAATATAACTCAGGAATACTTTGATCTGGATGATCTGGTAGAAGAAACCATTCCAGGAAAGACATATTTTGATTCCAGAGCTTATCGTTGGAGATATGCTTCTTTAGGAACTCCTGTATATAATACTGATACTGCTACTGAGCTGACTGATCAGGTAGGACTAGTTGGCTATCCTGCTTATGGTATGATGGGGTCGTTTGGTCCACTCACTATTTATCAACTTGATGACTCTGGTTGGAATCTCTCTTTTATTATAGGAGCTGTAGCTACATGTGCGTTATATCATCCTGGAGATACTCTTACAGATGTAGTATCAATAAATAGTGGTATAACGATAGTTTTATATGATGGAATTGACTGGAATCATTTTTTGACTCTAACGGGATTAACTTATTTTTCGTATGATATTGGCACAGAGACACTTCTTGTTAGAGGAGATAGTTATTTTGGGCAACTTCCTTCGGAATTAAGTCCTGCTCATGAAATTTATCCTGATACAGATTATAGTGATTATGCGGTTGTAGGATTAGAATATACATATTCTTTTTCTTATATATCTTTAGCTGCTAACTCTGAGTGCATGATAAATAAAGGAGGAGTTGGAGTTTCTCACCCGGTATTAATAGATAATGGTACAGGACCTGATTATACTTTAATATCAGAAACTCATGATTGCATAAATACATATAATAATATTCTAAATGATGAGAATGTTGACAGGGAGCATGAGTTTAAATATAAGTATATAACAGGGTTAGCTGTACCTACAATTGCTGATCTTGGAGGAACAGGTCCTTATATATCTTATGAATTTACTTATCAGGATATTACAATAGGAGAGGATGAAAATCTTACTACTGGTACAATAACCCTTCCTATAATATATTCAAAATCTACATCAGAGGGTTATAGAAATCCTCAGACAGTATCTCTCTATACAGGATATCAGAGAGATGAAGTTTATCCATTTGCACTACAGGTATTTGACCTTAAAGGAAGACCCTCCTTTACTAAGTGGATTGGGGATATAAGGTTTCCTAAGATGTCTGAATTACTTAACCCTGAAGCAAACTCTGCAGATGATTGGGATCATACTTATTGTCTTGGTATTGCTGATGGCGGAGATCCTACAGGAGTAATGAAAGCCAGAGCTCTTGGAATAAGATTTACTATTGACTGGGCTGCAATTGAAGCAGATTACCCAGGATTGATAGCACAACTTTCAGGATTTCAAATAGTAAGGTGTCTTAGAGAGGAATATGATTCAACTATAAAAGCCAGTGGTATTATATTGCCTACGCATGATCCTGCTGTTGTAGCTGGTTCTATTCAGGATGCACATTATAGTACATATCAGATAACATCTAACTTTGATTACCAGACTAATTATGTAGATGCTATACCTAATGTTACCGGAGCTGTACCTAATTCTACTTTAAGAAAGAATCTGATAGACTTTATCAGTCCTGAAATAGCAACTAACAAGAATATATCAGTAAACAGGTCTACAGATTTTCTTCAGGTATGTGGTCACCTGGATAATATTACAGCCAGTGGTGGTAAAGATTCTGTTCTTACCAGAAATTACTATGCAGTTACTGCTGCTACTGTTACCCCGTTAGATACCACAGCTACTCATCTTGCTCATGGAGCAGGAGAAGATAACTGGCGTAACTTCTTTTTAGATGTAGATGGATCTGTTTTAATCACAGGTCCTGAACAGAGAAGCCCTACTATTCATACAATAGGAATTTATCCTTATGTCTCAAGGGGATATAATGATGATCTTCATATAGATGATCCTAATATGACTTATAAAGGTACTTCTATGATTGCCAACGTAAGACAGGTCTTCGATGATGTTTCTGGAACAGTTGTTGCAACTGAAGGAAGCCAGGCAATGTATGGAGTATATCGCAGGTATCTTGGATATTCAATTTATGGTGGAGCAACATATCAGGAGAGGACATATAGGCAGTATGTTAAAGCCAGTGAGTTTAAAGCTATATCAGCGACCCCATTTGATGTATATTCAGGAGATACTTATATATGTCCGTTTGTATATCTTAAATTATTCCTTGATACAGATGCTGAATATGTAGATCATTCAGGACAGGTCTTTGTAACATTTCCGGTTGAGAGTAAGATAAATCTAAACTATTATCTTAATAATACTGCTAATGAAATGTCTAGGGCTAGTATTAGTGGAAAGGATTATTATTTATCTGAGAAGCAGACATTAGGTATAGTTCAATTTCCAAATAGTTATCCTAATATAGGAGACTTATATAGATATAATTCTGCTTATTCTGCAAAGGATATCTCAAAGATCTATCTTCCTAAACCATATGATTTCAGGAATAGTAGACTAAGAGATACAATGGTAACAAGCAGTGACTTAAAATACTCTGGAGAATATAGTGATTCCTGGTTAAAATTCAAATTTAACAACTATATAGAACTTGAGGGAGAATTTGGTGGGATTACAAGGATACTTAATTATAACGATAGATTGTTTGCATTTCAGGCAAGGGGTATAGCTCTTCTCTCTGTCCTGGAGCGAGAACTTGTAGAAACCAATAATACAGCCAGTCTTGCAGTAGGTACCGGAGGGATCTTAAGCAGATATGATTACATTTCAAAAAAATCAGGGACATCCATGTATGAAGCAATTTGTCCTACTGAATCTGGTATATATTATTATGATGATAAGAATATAAGTATATATCGCATCCTAGAGTCATTAGAAGCGATTTCAGACACTAAGGGTATGAAGTCATATCTTGAGTCAAGTCCATTTACATCATGTGTCACAGCTTACGATAGAGCCAATAGGGAGGTTCTTTTTACTCCACTTACGGGAGACACCTTAGTATTCTCAGGATACCTGGATGCATTTTCAGAATTTTTCACTTTCTGTCCAACTAAGTATATAACTTTTGATAAGTATTTGCTATCTTCCCTTAATGGTAATAAGTTTTATATACATAATGTTTCTCCAGCTAAGGCAGCTTATAATGAATATTATGGAGTATACCAGGAGAGCTCATTAACTTTAATAGCTAATCCTGCAAAGACAAGGGTTGTTACTTTTCATGAAGCAGAATGGATAACTGATCTTACCAGAGAAGGAGAAGATGTTCTTAATCTAACCTTTGATACTTTACAAATATCTAATACACATCAGGATACAGGAGTTATGAACTTGTATACCAGACCTGATCTCAGGAGAAGATTTCGTAAATGGAGAATTAACACATTTAGGAATTCAGGCGACTCAGGAAGAATACGTGATTCCTGGATTAAGGCTGTATTTACCTGGAAGCAGAACACAACCTATAAAAAATTAGTAGTCCATCCAATAAATTTTATGTATATACCTACTAAAGTCTGGTAGATAAAACACTGATAACTATTTGTATATTTCAATTATATATATTAACTTTGCAATAATTTGATTAGCAATGGCGACTAAGAAAAAGATTTATATAAAACCTTCTAAAAGAGGTAGTTTAAGAAAGGCGATGGGGGCAAAGAAGGGCAAAAAGCTCTCCGTGTCTGCTATGAGAAGTCGCCTAAAAGGTGCAGGTCCTGCAATGAGGAAGAAACTTCAGTTTGCACTTAATGCCCGTAAGTGGAAATACGAACTTGGTGGAGAGTTACCTATAGATGATTTTAATTTTAATGATGCTATGGGATCCGTTGCACAGGGAGTTGGTATAGCAGGAATGGTAATGAATCCTATTATACAAGGTATCAGAGGAATTAAAGATGCAAGGATGCAGGATATCTATAATGATGCTTCAAGAGATCTTAGAAAAGTTGATGTTAGAAAAATGGGTAATCTGAATAAGACATTTATTGGATTACTCTCAGGTAAAAAAGGTAGAGAACAGGCAGAAAGATTTAATGAAGATATAGAAGATCAAATATTTGATAGGTCAGTTGCTTCAAGGTTATCTAATATGCCTCAGGCTCCTACCTATGCACCTGTAGCTAAGCAGGGAGGATTTATAGTTTATAATGGTCAGACTCATGAAGGTCCTGATGGTGGTATATTAACTGATGAGTTTGGTAATCCTTCAGCAGTATCAAAAAATAAACCAATAGCATTAACTGAGAAAGATGAAGTCGCAAGATATAACCCCCACGATCATAATACCTATATTTATTCTGATTCACTGGGATTTGCAAAACCAGCCAATGATCTGGTTAATAAACATAAATTAAATAAAGATTCCTGGAATAATCTTTATAAGAATGATATTTTACTAAGGACTGCAGTAGATAAGCAGTTTGATAATCTTATGACGGCACAAGAATTTACTAAAGAGACTGGAACTCCCAGTAAGGAAACTTTTGGAATGTTTGGTAAGGGAGGTTCTCTTACATCTGCTAAAGCTAAGGAGATGTTAAGAGATGGAACAGCTCATGGTAAGAAACTAACTGCAAGACAGAAGAGATACTTTGGTTGGATAGCTGGAGGTAGGAAACAGGAAGGTGGTGAACTTATTAATATAAAAGATAATAGAGTTTTAGATATGGTTACCGGAAAGCCTATGCAGGATACTCGCAGGATGCATGCCAAGGTAACTCCTGATTATGTTAAAAGTGTAGCACAGGTTGCATCTGAATATGGGGTTAATCCTTATACAGCATTAGCGATCAATCTTCAGGAAACTGGATTTAATCCTGATGAAATGCATAATCCATTTAGACTTGGTAACTACAATCCACAAGGAAGTATTCTAGATGAATCCATGAAGTTTATGTCTGGTAAGAATCAACTTGCTAAAAGACTGGGAAAAACTTCTGAGGAAGATATTATACAGGCTTGGAATGGTTATGGAAGTATTGGTAAAACAGGTGAGAAGTTTTATGGAATGGAGGCTCCTATAAATATGAGTGAGAATCCTGTCTATGGAAAGAGAGTTGTCAATTTAAGAGATAGTGTTATAATGCAAAATCCTGAGATCAGAAAGATAATTGGTTATGAGAAAGGTGGCTATATCAGGAAACGTAAGAATCCTGCAGCTTATCCATTTTTACCTATACCAAAAGCTCCGGTTGGTGCATATTCCCATAGTGCAGCTGCACCTATGACATTAGCAGATTATGGACTTAGGGAAGGAGGAAGTCTTCCTAGGTATCAGGATGGAGAATATCTTCCATCTAGAAGTAGAATATCTCAGGAACTAAGAAACTTATTTGGAATAGGTTATAGCCCTAGTGCAACTCCTTGGAATAGAAATACTCAAGATCCTACTAAAGGTATGTATACCGAAGGATTAGGAATGATTCCTTCTTTAAGAACATCTCCTTTATCCACAAATTCACCAGAACTTTATTTTGGAAAGATGTTACCAGAAGTTAGTATTACAGGGGAAAGACCTGGGATAGGTACTGGTACATCAAAGTCAAATACTCCAGCCTTAAGAACTCCTACTACTGGAACTTATCTTGGAAGAGCTCCCATATCTCATTTACTTCCTAGTGTTGGAAATATGGGATTACAAAAATCTAATATTCCTGTTAAGTCCACCTCCGGATCAGCAGAAGAATCTTTTACTCCCTGGCTTAATCCAATGGGACAAATTGCCAGCATGGCTTCCGGATTCCTGGATTATAACAGGCTTAAGAAGGCTGCTCCCAAACCTGTTAAATTACAAAGGGCTGCAGCTGAGAAAATAAGTCTAGCCAAGCAAAGGCTTGCCAATATACGAAATGCTGAAGCTGCAAAATCTGTAGGTTCTTCTAACGCAAGAAATTTAGGATTAAATGCAGGACAAGCATATTCTAATATGGCTACTAATGTTACAGGAGTTAATAGATTACTTGGACAACAGAATGCTGAACTTCTTGAAAGAGAAGAAGCTACTAATGCTGCTGCTCAGAATCAGATGAATGCTCTTAATGCAGAACTTGCTGCCCAGGAAACTTTATTCAATACTCAGCAGGAGAATGCATATAGGATGCTTCTTGCAGAGAATGATCCGTGGGCCAATGCTGCTGAAGCAGTAGGTAGCTACTTTATTGATAATGCAAGATACCAGAGGGATTATGATACTATGAAGATGTTTGCCCCTAATGCTGAAGTCTATCCTTCATATACCAAGAAAGGTAGAAAGAAACTGTTTAGTGCTAATGTAAGATTAAAAGGTAAGTAACCATGGCTAGAGGAAATAGTATACGAAACGAATCTGGTATATATATAATAGAATCCATTATTCATCCTGATAGATGTTATATTGGAAGTGCTATAGGAATTGGACAGAGATGGTACCAGCATCTAAAATTACTAAAACAAAATAAACACCATTCAATTATTTTACAGAATCATTTTAATAAGTATGGTGAAACGGATCTAAAACTTTCAGTATTACATAAATGCTCTAGAGAAGATTTGATTACTTATGAGCAACATTTTATAAATACCAATAATCCTTATTTTAACATTTGTAGAATAGTAGAAAGACCTAACTCAGGATTAAAAAGATCGGAAGAGGCAAAACAAAAGATGCGGGATGCTTGGAAAAATAGATATCCTATCCCCAAGGAATATTATCAAAAAATGTTAGAAAATAAACCTTCCAAACCTACTCTTGGAAAACATTGGAAGGTTAAAGAGGAATATAATATAGAAAGATCTATTAAAATGATAGGTAATAGACGAGGATTAGGTAATAGAAGTTGTACTGGCAGATTTGGAAAAGATGCTAATCGTTCTATTACTATTAGTCAATATGACTTATCCAATAATTTTTTAGGAGATTTTGCTAGTGCTACAGAAGCTTCATGTATTACTAAAATATCTAGGAGTTCTATTAATAATAATCTTACTGGAAGAAGTAATACTGCTGGAGGATTCATATGGAAATATAAACAATCTAAACTACCATTAACATGAGTTTGTCTCCTACTTTAAGATATTATCGTCAGCAGTTTAACCCGGAAGCTGCCTATAGTCAACAAGGACGTGACTCAGGTATTATGTCTATGTATGACCCTGAAGGAATGGGAAGATTTGTAGAAGCTGTTGCCAAAAGACAGGAACGTTTTGATACTGCCAAAATGGCTGAAGCCTCTGAGATAGCCAGAATAGGTGAGACTGAAACCTATGATTTAGCAGAACTTACTAATAGAATTAAATCTTTTGAATCTGGAGTTAATTCCTTAGTTAAGGATAAGTATAATGGTGATTATAGTGCAGCTGCGAATGAAATTGCAAAAATGATCGGTACTGAAAGGTCTAATCCATTCTATCATTTCAATAAGCAGAAGGTGGAGATGGGTAAAGCTTTCCTTGATGCTAAGATGAAGCTGGGATCAAATTTTATGTCAGCTGGAAGTCCATTTGATGTATCATTTCAGGATTGGCAGAATGGTGCTACTTTTGATTTCACTCCAGTGAACAGGGCAGATATAGTTAAGGATGCAGCTACTGAGTTTAGTAGTCTTGCAGAAACTATCAGAAATAATCCTAAGTTACAATCTACTGCTGGTGGACAATATTTCTTAAGTACAATACAACATGGTATAGCAGATCCTGAACAGTTAAGAGAATTTCTTTCAACTGAAGATGGACAATTAATGGTTCAGAATATAGTTGACAGGAATCCTAACCTGGCTGCATTACCAAGGGAGCAGGTTATGGGAGCAGTTTTTGAAGGTGCCCATAGTGCCATAGGAAGAGCTCAGACTCAATATCTGACTAATCAGGCTTATGGACCCATGCTGGATGCTCAACTAGAAGGAGCTCCAAGTGGTAAGTTAATTATTGGTGGTAGTAAAGAACTTGGTGTGGAGAAAGGAGATATATATTCCAGTGCTCTTATGACAGAACCTCGTAATAGAATTGCTAAAGAGGTTGGACGTAAATCCGGTTTTAATATTAATACCTTTGAAGAGTTAAGTGCTTTAAAAGGAAAGGATGCCAGTAGAGCTCGTAAGGAAGCCAAAGAATTATTATTACAGGAATATACTGATCAATATAAAAATGCTGCAATACCTGTCATTGATATAAACTCTATGTGGGGTAATACAGGAAGCAGTCATGCAGAAGTAACAGCTAATCTTAAGGGGGTGAATGAGTACATACAACGTAATATGGAAGCTGGTGATGTTGTTGGTATTGATAAAGAGAATTCCAAACTCCTGGATGGAATGACCAATATAGAATTTAAAGGATTATCAATAATCCCCTCCGGATTTCCAGACAATCCATTTATATACCAGGTTGATATAAAAGGTGTTCCTGAGTCTAGGGGTGCCAAGAAAGCTCAGCCTGTACCAGTAAGGACTATAATACATCCTGATAATTCTAGAGATGCATTTAATATATTTAATGAATTTCAATCCTTAGACAAAGGATTATTACAAACATTATATGGGGAATATGTAAGAACCAAAAATCAGCCTATGTTGGATGCAATTGACCAGATGGCTAAGATAAGCGGGACTACTATAGTTAAATAATAATTATGGCTTTATACGAAGAAACCAAGAATCTACAAGCAGAACAGGATGCTAAATTTCCAGATCTACCTTCAAGTCCCCAGAAGACATTCACGGAACTTCTCTTAGAGAGACCTGAGATCTTCAGGGGATTTAAGTATAATCCGGAAGCTGCTATAGATATTACTCCTGTACAGACAGCCCCTCAACCAAAAAGTTATGAGCGCAGGCTAGGGCAATTCTATGACCCTACTCTAAGTCAGGAGAATCTTCTTGCTCAACAGCAATCTGATCTTGGCAGATTTGCTTCAATGTTCCCAAGGATAGGTATTAAAGTAGCTTCTGAAGTTATGCAGCTTCCAGGATATCTTGGTGGTGCAGTAGCCTGGGGATTAAATGGTGCCCGTATAGAAGATATGGGTATGATTGTTGATAACGCTTATCAAAGGGCAATCCAAGGAAAAGAAGAGCAACTTAAAGACTTATTCCCTGCATATACGACAGATGCTCTAAAGCAAGGGGGCTTATTTAAGAATTTGTTCTCTACAGCCTTCTGGGCTAATGAAGGAGCTGATGGGATAGGTTTCTTACTATCATTCTTAGTTCCAGGTTTAGTACTTAGAAAAGGTATTAAGTTTGGTGCTAAGGCAGCAAGGTTAATTAAGCCAGGAACAGCAACTATAAAGACTGCAGATAGAATAGATGATATAGCATCTACTGCAATAAATACTTTATTTGAAGCTAGTGCTGAAGCTGGAGAATCTTATAAGAATGTATTAGCTACTACAGGAGATAAGACAAAGGCAGGAGAAGCTGCAGTTGATGTAATGAAGAAGAACTGGGGGATCTTGTCTATCTCTAACTATATAGACCAGAAATGGTTATTTGGTAAAGCTGGGTTAATAAAGAATTATGCCCTAGAGAAAGCTCCTGAGATAGCATCCAAATCTATGTTTAAGAGAGCATTCGGTCCAGGTGCTGCTATCCTGGATGAGATAGTACCAAGGACTACATTTAATAAGCTAGGACAATTATCTAAGACTCTGCTTGCTGGTACTGTAAAAGAAGGATTTTGGGAAGAAGGATCTCAGTATGCTGCGCAACGTCTGGCTGAAGAAGAAGCTACCAATGATGATGGGTTCATAAAAGAAGTAGGTCAGCTTTGGGATACCTATAGGGATAGTCTTGGAGACTTGGAATTTGGTAAGAGTGTGGCTCTTGGAAGCTTACTTGGATCTGGTATGTCTGCATTCCAGACTATACGGAATATGAAATATCAGGATAAGCTGCTTGGTAATTTTCATAAATTAGTTAAGGATAATGAGATAGCCAGATATATAAGTCATAGGGATCTTCTTATGAAGAATCCTGATGGTACATATGCTACCGATGAGTCTGGTAAGTATATTGAAGATCCAAATAAAGCTGATGAGTTCATGGCTGAGAAGACCAAAGGACTGGCAAGAAATAAACGTCTGGTTAAGTTTGCCATGGAAGGTAATACTGAAGCTTTTGAACAAGAGAAGAATGCCAAAGATTTTGAGACATTTCTTCCCTTCCTTGAACTTGAAGGAGGACTTGAGGCAGCATTATATTATATAGATAATATTGCAGCCAAGGATATTGAATTTGCCAAAGAAGAAGGTATTCCAGGATCAACTTTTGAAGAGACAAGACGAGATCTTAGAAATAAGGTAGTACAGTTCCAAAAATTGTATGATAGAATAACTAATACCCATGATATAAATCTTGGGGCAGTTAAATATAATAAAGAAGAAAAAGCTTTATTTGATGATTTTAGTCAGATTATAAAACATGATAAGTTTACTCATGAGTTAAGAATCACTAATTCTTCCAGTAGAATCAATCAGCTTAGGAATCAGTTATCTGCTTTTACAACCAGCCTGGATAAAGTAGTATCTATAACATCTCCTGAAACTAAATATAATCAGAAGATGGTGGAAGATCTTAAGCAGTCTCTTAATGAACAGAAGTCTGATATGACTAAAGCAGATATAGCAGATGCTGAGAAGATCATAAAGAATATATCGGGGCATGTGAATACAATAGAACAAGCTATGCCTGAGCTTTCTGCATTATATAACTATGATACACTTAATAAATACTTTAAGTCATTTAAGAAGATGCGTGAGGAGGCAACAGGTTTTGATGTTGCGAATGCAATAGATCTTCAAATGGCTAAAGAGAGTGAGGGACTTGATCCTGAGCTTAAAAAAATCTATAATGATGCTGTTAAGTTTGAAGAAATAGATGGTAAGGCATTCCGCAGGTCTGGAGAAGTCACTACAGTATTAAAAGATCAGAATGGTCGAAAGATTACTTTAGTTGGAGAAGTACTTGGAAAGAATGAAGCTAGCGAACTTGAGATACTGTTTAAGACCGAGTCCTATGAGGAAGAAGGTAAGACTATTACTAATAATCTTATTGATGATATAGGTACATTTGGAGTAGGTAATAAAGTTACCTATCATGGAATTACTTATACTCCTGAGTCAAGAGCTGTTACGAAAATTGCGAAAGTAACTGTATTTGATAAAGATTCGGTAAGTTCAAATGAGACTATGCCAGAGGATGGATTTGGTACTATGCGTATTACTGATCCTTATACCTTGGGATATGATATTGTAGAACGTCATGTATTCAGACCTGAAAGACATGTTGAGAACTGGTTGTTATCTGTAGGAGATCAGACACAGGTGGATAAAGGTAATGATGATGCAGCCCGTTGGACAATATTTGTTAATAAGTATGCAAGACTTATAGATAAGAATAGTAATTATAGATTTAAAGCAAGAACCTTTACTGTTGAACAGGTAAGGAATCTTCCTCTTGATAATTTTATAAGACAGAATATTAAGTTCTGGGATGGTACAAAAACTGAGACAGGATTATCTGTTTATAAAACTTTTGATGAGCTGATAGCTTTTGGTGGTGCTATTCCACAGGAAGCTGTAAATGATATAAAAATAGTTATATTTGAAGGAGATACTCCTCTTAAACTTGGTAAGAATGGTGAACTTGATGCAGAGCAGACTTTTCTGGTGTACTCAGCCCTACCCCTTGCAACGATTGATACTGCAGGAATGGAGTCCAGGTTTGCTATGAATAGGTTAATGAAGGATTATGCTGGAACTATTGGTATAGTTAACAGACCTTTAACTCCTGATGAACAGACAGCTGCTAAACAATATGCCATAGATACAGTTACAAAAACTATTCCAAAATATGAAGAGTTCAGAAAACAGTTAGAAACAAATTCTGTTGAATTAACTATACATAGTATTAATCCGGGGCATAGAGATAAAGTAGGTGCTGATGAATTAGACCTTATAGATTCACTTTCAGGAGTTACCTTGAATAATATAGGCTCTCTTATTATGACATATAAGGTTAAACCTGAAGCTGCAGCTTACTTAGAAACAATTCCTACAACAAGAGTGGGATTTGAACATAAGCTTACAAACGGATACTGGTATATTGAGACAGATAATCTATTTGAACTAATTAAACCGAGGACTTTATTACAGACAGGTTCGGTAGATCTGGTTACAAAGATCATTCAGGAGTATGCTAAAGATCCAGAGAATAATAAACAACTTGAACAGTATCTTAGGAATATCCTTTATATGGGAGTTCGTAACAATAAAGGAGAACAATCCAAGCATAAGATATTCTTTACATATAAAGATAAGAAGACTAAGACTTTAGATTTATTGGTATTTGGTAATTATGAACTTGATGTAGCAGATGTTGCATCCGGAAGATATGAGACTGAACTTAAAGAGTTTCTATCTACAAAGTTCTGGAACTTCTCAAATAATCTTAAAAATGCTACTGAATTTACAGAGATAGTTCTTAATGAAAAGAGTGAGCTCTCAGAGCGAACCTGGACTCCTAAAGATGGTGGATATCTTGGATTCTTATTCTCTAAGGATAATAGCATTCCTAAAGGAACTGTATATGTTAAGAAGCAACCTCCTTCAGGATTAGAAAGTGTGCAGACTAAAAATGCCAGATATCTTAATCAGTCTATAAACTTCTCAGCCGGGCTTAAACCTATTCCAGTTATAAATACTAATAAAAGTGCTACCACTACTGATGTACCAAAAGGTGGAAAGAGTGTATCATTTGCAGATAGGAAGAAGAAGGCTGAACAAAAGCCTCAACCAACAGCTAAAGAACCTGTAGTAGTTCCTAAACCTATTGAGGAACTACCAAAGAAAGGTATATCATTTGCTGAACGCCAGAAGCGTAAGACAGGTAAGGATGTCTTAATTCCTCCATCAGCTCCTCAACAAAGAGAGCCTGATATTAATGATCTTGGTGATAGCTTTAATGTTACTACTATTCCAAATAAACCAGATACTGCTGTTCCAAGAGATATATATGATGATATTATAGATGAAGAAGATCAGAATCTTGGTAAACCTATTACTATTAAGAAACCTGAGGAACCTCCTCTTGAAAGATTAGCTACTAAGAGACTAGGTACATATGAATTAGAAGATTTAACATCCATTAGGACCTGGCTTAAAGAAAAGTTTCCTAACATCCCGGTAGAAGTAATTGATGGTTTAATTGACAATAAAGCCTGGGGTAGACTGAACAGACATGCTACGATCTTACTTAGTTCTATAGCAGAAGTTGGTACAGGTTACCACGAGGGATTCCATGCATTCTCTCAATTAGTTCTTACATTTAAGGAAAGGACTGAGTTATATGATGAGGTTCGCAGAAGGTTAAATCAGCCTGATACTACTGATAAAAAGGCGGAAGAGATTCTTGCTGAAGAATTCAGAATGTATATGTTGAGTCCTAACAGTTATACATTTGCCAAGGAGGAACCTGTTAAGAGGAATCTGTTTCAGAAGATCCTTGATATAATCCTTGAACTGTTTCATATAACCAGAACTTCTAATAAGGATTTTAAGATAGAAAGATCTTTTGATTTACTTAGGAATAATTCATTTGATATCTATCCAACCGAGCTTCCTAATGATCTTGATAGGAATCGTATAGCTAACCTTAGTAATCAGGAGACCAGAGATTTTATTGAGGAGATAAATTATTCCTTTTTTAATGTGTTATTTTATGAAAAATTAAATTTAACTGATACAGTTCTTACTAACCTGGATTTCAACTTAGATTTAGTATATGATTCATTAAGAAAGTATTATACCAGACAGGTAGAACGTAAAGGTACTAATACTCCTTATCAGAAAATCCTGGATAATTTTAAAGATCTGGTCAGTGAGCATGTAAGGTTATTACAACAGTATCGTATGAATGTACAAAAGCTTGGTACATACGAAGAGCTGGATATACCAGAAGATGAGAAAGCTGGGAGAAGTTCATTTGCTTTCAGAGAGAGTTCCACTATAAATCTATCTGACCTTGTAGAAGATCCTGTAAGAATGCTTATAGCAGGACTTCCTGGTATTTCTAAAGATGATAGAGTAGAAGGGGATTTATCTCAATATAAGGTTCGTACCGTTGTTCATTTTAATAAGATGATGACCTTCCTAAAGAATACTATGGTAGGTCTTGGGGGAGACTTTAATGACTATGCAGATGAATTACGAAGATTGTCTGAGAAGAAAGTAGCTTATACAAAACCTATAAATGTTCTTCTTGCCAGGCTTAAGTCCGAACAGAAGAATGTTCCTCCTGGTATTATGAAACTAAGAGCCCAGTTCGTAAGATCATTTTCCAATACCCGAAGCACTCCTGTAATAACCAAATACTCTTATGATGGAAAGAAATATACATTCAGTCCTGTTGAATTTCGTAATGATACTGTTATAAAGAATAGATGGCAGAATGCAGCTCGTAAACTTGCAGTGATACCTAAAGTGTCAGAGAAGAAAATTGATTTTACTGTTGCCAGAGGTCCTGGATATGTAGTAAGAACCAGAGAGAATGCAAAGGAGACTGATGCTACACTCGCATTGGCAGTAGACTTTACAACTTTTGGAGAGATAAGAACTGCTGAATTTGCAGGAGACCCTAATAATAATCTTAATCCTAAGACGAAGGAAGCTCCTTATGAATGGGAAGACAAGCGTAATAAATATCTTGGGTTACAACTGGATCCAAATGATCCCACCATGTCAGCTGAAACAGCTGCAGTAATAGCTGAAAGATTAAATTTTCTTGCAAGTGATAATCTATTTAAAAATATAACTATAAATATTGCGGGAAATGGTCTTTATACATTAGTTAGAAATGGTATATCTCAGGAGAAGATAGATGAAGTAGTTTATAATATACTGAAAGCTATAGTTGAATCTCCTGCCCTGAAGGTTAAAATTGAACAGGTTCGTACAGGAGGACAAACAGGCGTAGATGAGGCTGGAGCTAAAGCAGCGTTAAAGCTTGGTATTCCTATAAGAGTTCATGCTCCTGCTGGATGGTGGTTCAGAGGGGCTGATAATAATGATATAAGAGATAATGAGAAAGCTTTCAAGGCCCGATTTGGAGAATCTCAGATAACTAATATACCTCCTGAACATTTTATTGCAAGATCTGCATCAGCTAAGAGAGGTAAATATATAATAGTTACAGCCAATGTACAAAAAGCTATTGAAGCTTCCTGGAAGTTAGCTGATGGTAGTGTTGATAGAAAGAATGCTTACCTTGATATCCTTAAGGGTATGGGTATAACTTTAACTTTATCCAGGACATATGAAGATATAAAAAATTATAAGATAATAGATAATTATATAACTTATCTATCTCAGGAGATAATTGCCAGAAAAGGTAAGGAACTGTATCTTGCAGATCTTTTCAACTCTGATGTCCTGGAGAATCAGGCTGAGGTTAAGGAACTGGTAGAGTATGCAAAATCATTTATTATAAATGATGAAGATCTCTCGTTCACTAATCAGGATGGAAACCGTGAATACTCAATTATTCTAAATTCCCATGTTACGAATGTTGTTAATGCTTTAAACAAGGTAAAAATTAATCCTGATGGTAGTCGTGATATACCAGATGAAGTTAGAAAGCTTATGCCTTGGGATGGAACTCATGGAAGCTTATTCAATATGCATTCAAAATATGCAGAAGCTTCACTTTCAGGACAGAAGATAAATATAGTAATACTTAAGGGAGTACAATCTCAGAACTCAAGACATGGTTCAGAGATATCTAAAGCAACATTTGGAGATTATAAATCTATAAGTATAAATGCCTTATTTAATGGTATTTGTCCTTATCTCAGGTCAGCTGAAAGAAAGGTAGAACTTGGATTCCAGTTAGGAAAACCTAACTATAATATAACCAGAAGTAGGTTTAAGCAGGATATGTTTGACTATCTGAGAGATGAGTTGGTTACTTCCTTTGCTTTAATTATTGATCCTGATAACTGGGGAGGAAATATAAACTCCTATAAGACTCTGGGAAGAGAGCTAAGAGTATTTAACTTCTTATATGACAGGATACTTAATTATGAAGATCCTGTGCCTAAACCATTAGAAGATTTTCAGGCAACCCTGGAGAAGACTGGAGATACTGTTGCTGATGCTGTAGGACTTACAGAAACATTTATAGCAACCTATGCAGACTATATAGACCGATCCTTCGATAGGTTTATAGATGATCAAATTATTCTAACTAAACAGTCTCTCCTGGAAGATAACCTTATTAATGAAAGTCTTAATGTTAAAGGTGATAAAATCCTTGGTTATTTCTGGAGAGGAATTGATAGTGATGTAGTCACTAATAAGAATAAGTTTAATTTAACCTTAGGTTATGATGGAATGATAGCTCCTAAGGATCTTGAGAGAATGATCCTGTTTGCTAATTACACTCAATTTGTAGGAGCTCAGGAACAACTTAAGATGTTCTTAGGTGATATAGCTTTATGGGACAACCCTGTGAATTTTCATAAGAGAGTTACAGGCTCAACTTCTCCAAGATATAATCTTGCGGATGGAGTTGATCTTAGAGGTAACCTTGAAGCTTTATACAGGAGAGTTGATAGAAGAACCAGAACTGAAGCCCTTGACCTTATTGTAGTAGATGATATTATTGGAGAGAATAAAGATCTTAATTATGAAGATATAAATACAACTGATGCTCAGTCTTATGCTACCTTAGATGAGTATAGGGATATTCTGCTCCGTCATGGTTCCTGGAATAATAATTATGAAAAGACCTATCAGTGGGAGATGCAGAAATTCATTATCCGTATCCTTGAGTTGAAGAAAAGTAAGGTTAAACTTCCTTTCTTTGATAAAGTAGATGCCAGTATGTTTACTAGTCCTACTGGAATATTTTACAAACATACTGAAGGAAAAATTCCTGTTATTCCTATGTTTGAGGGGAAGGAACTAACTATAAAAGAATTAGCTAATCTTACTATACAGAAGCCTCAGGGATTTGGAATAATTAATGATATACAGGGAATAAATGCAATGCAGTTCTTTAAAACATCTACTGCCCCTATATTTCCTTCGGCTATAGATAATGACAATCCATTTTTATCTACCTTGTTATCAATGTTAGATAAGGGTCAGGGTATACTTGCATTCAGAAGTACTATGAAAGGATCTGTTAAACAGACTCAATCCTTATTTAATGCCAGAGGAAAAACTCCTGTAGAAGGTTATGAAAGTCAGGAATTAAGATATTCAGATTTTGGACTCCAACTTGATATAGCTGATGAGAGTAAGAAGGAAGTAACAATATCTACCCAGAGACAGAGAATTGAATTCTATGATGTATTTAATAACGGACAAGTTCTAAAAGATCCACATTTAAAAGAACTACACGATGAATACATGACTACTATTAATGACATAGTAAGAATAAAACGTCAGCAGATAATAGATTCATTTGGACTTGTCTGGTATGAAGAGAGAGAAGCCTGGGGACTTCCTAAGGGTAAAACAATTGAGACATTCCAGAATAGGCTTGTAAACCTGTTTGAGCACAGATTAATGCCTTATAATATCCTGGAAGGAATAGAACTTGCCTTGCTTCCAAGGAATGATCCTAATACATTTGATTCTACAGTAAGTAAGTTTAAGATAGAAGAAGTATTAATGTCTGTAATTAGAAATGAGGTAATTAGTCGTAAGACTCCGGGAGATATGCTTATTCAGGAATCATCTGCTATTTATAATGCTAACCTGAAATTCTATAGAATGCAGTCTGGAAGAGTTAGACCAATGCAGATAATGGTAGCTTTGCCTATTTCTTGGATAGATTATGTAGAAAGTATAGGAGGTCTTGATGTCTTAAATGACGCAATCCTGCGTAAGGATGTTAAGTTACTTGGGAAGGACTTCTTTAAAATACTTACTATTCCTATGAATCGAATACCTAGTCAGAAACTTAGTACTCTTGAAGTGGGGGAAATAGTTAAGTTTCTTCCACATTATCATGGTTTAAAGGTTATATTACCCAAGGAAATAGTGGCAAAGGCAGGATCAGACTTTGACGTTGATAAACTTACCTCTTATTTTAATAACTATGAACTTGATGATAAGACAGGAAAGATAAGATATTATACAAATCCAGATGATGTCAGAGGTAAGGAGAATAGACTTAATGAGATATCAATAGAAGCCTTGTTACATCCTGAGCGTTTTACAGAGCTTACTACCCCTCTTGAAGCAGACCATCTTAAAGATCTGGCAATTGAGGCAAGGGATATATCTTATAATGTGCGTACTATGTTAGAGAAGAAAGTTATTGACCTTACTAAAGAGTCTGATGCAGGCTATCTTCCTAACCATAGGAATTATGATTGGGGGAATGTAGTTTCCTGGTGGTACAATGTTCAGAAAGGTAAG